TCTCTACTTCTGCACATACAGGACTTAGAGAATCTACAAGAACATTAGGATCTGTGATTGACAACTGATTTCTCATTGCCTGTATACAATTATTTTTAACTTCATTCATTATGAAAATTGTTGACTCCACAGTTCCAGTAATTCCCTTCTGGACTTCACCTAAAGATGATGCATCGTAATACAACTCTTCACCATAAGGATAATCATTTTGTTTATAGTATGCTTGTGCATTCTCTACAATTTTAAAATTACCACCCATCTTAAGATGATAAACATACGCCTGTATCAATGGTCTCATTTGAAGAGGATAATATGGTGCTACACCAGGACCTCCACCCCAACCTAAGTTTGGATACTGTGTTTGAGTTGCATTCAATGCTAATTGAATAATTTCTGTTTCATTCTTCTCTATCAACTCTCCTGCTTTATAGAACATACCATTGTTCAATGCACTCCAACCAAACTTAGCTTGTGTTGTACCTGAGAAAGAAAGAGGTACTGTGACAGTTGCACCAGGTGGCACAGTGAATGTGCTTCCTAATGGAACTTGTGCAGTGCTAGTGCCAATAGTAGTTGTACTACCTGTGCCAGATACAGGAGTGGTACCAGATGGAGCACCACCGCCACCACCAGAGTTTGCAAGTGCAGCATTGTTTAATGTGACCTGTGTATCACTATCAATAGATACAATCTTAGTTCCTGTTGGATATGATTTACCAGAACTTACAAACAAACCAACAGCAAGATTCTTAGTGCTGCTGACAGTCATTGTTTTCTGACCTTGAACATATGCAATGTTTACATCAACAAAGTCCCAGTTCCTAATTGCAAGTTTTGCTAATCTAGTTGCATACTCAAATATATCATTAGATTGTGTCTTATAATTCCTAATGTAAAGATAAGCACTACCCGAACTAAAGATTGATGCATAATCAATTGTCTTGATATTTCCACCAAATCTAATATCATGTTGATAAGCATCTAAGATTGCTCTGATGTTTGCCTCATAATCATCTTGTTTGGTACTCCAGTCTAATGATGGGTGAGTTGCTTTACCATATCCAATAGTCTCATCAATAATAAACTGTACATTTCTTTCAATTTGATTTGCAGAATCTATCCATGTACCACCACGTTGGAATATATTTCTTAATTTTTTAAAGTATTTTGTATTGTATTGTTCATCTTTAAATTTAAAGACCTTACCATAGAATGTAACGCCAACAAGAGGTGGTTGTGAGAATGTAATATTTCCAGAATTTATAGTATATGCAATGCCAGGTTCTTGTATAACTCCATCAAGAGTCACAATCATATTTTTTAACTTATTATCTGCTAAGTTAAATGCCACACCATCTTTCTTAGTTGTAAATGCAGTAGTTCCTTGTAATCTACCATCATTATCAAATGCTCCATCAAATACTGCACCTAATGTAAACTCAAATGCCTCTGCTTCGTTAAAATTAAACTCACTTGTTGCAGCAGTACCAAATCCTTTACGTATTCTTTGGTTCTCAACTTTCTGTACAGTCTGTGTAACAATTCTACTTGAGTTCTCAACTGTAATCTTATTCTTCTCAGGATCCCAAAGTTGTACAACGGTGAAGTGTGTTGCATCAGGTGTACGATCTTTAGGCAACTCAACTAATGAACCTTGATCTCTTGTTGCAAAATTAGCAGTTGCTTCAATATCAACTTGACCAAATAATTTGAAACCAGCAGGGTGTGTAGTTGCTTTGATAAGATCACGCCATTGCTCAATAGATGTTCCTGACTTAATAACATAAGAATAATCTTGATAGAATAAACTGTCTATTATCTTTTGATTTTGTACACCTAGTTTTCCTTTGTCTGATTGATAGAAACCTAAGTTATCATAAAAACTAGAAATCTCTTCACTAAATGTAGTTACAAATATAGATTGTACTATACCAGATACTGGCATAATTGTAGATTCTATAGAAACATCTTCACGAACTATACCAGTAGAATTTTCTACCTTAAGTAAATTAGATCCAAATCTCCAATCTACAACTGTTGCTCTGAATACTTCTACACCATTAATTTTTTGAACTACTTGTTCACCAATTCTAAAGTTGCCATTATAATTTTTCAATGCAAGAACATAGTTAGATCGGAATGTAGATGACACAGTTTCATCTAAATGGAATGCTCCACCGTTAGATGTTATTCTTACACTCTGTGGTACACCTATAGATGTACTCTCAACAAATGCTTCTACCTCACCTTCTACAATAAGAATCTCAGGTGCATATGTATAACCTCTGCCTGGTTTTTCTACAGTAATAGATGTGACTTTACCTTCTCTTACAAGAACATTGAATTTTACATCTGATCCATCAGACTTAGTTATTACAATTTTAGGATTTACATAGTTAGATCCTTCATTTGTAATGTCAACTCCTGTAATAGTTTGTGATGCTGCATCAAATGTTACAGTTGCTGCTGCTCTGTAAGACTCTGCAGGATCAACACCAGTGATAACTGGAACTTTCTTATAGTTTAATCCTAAATTTATAATTCCGACTGTATTAATCTTACCGATAGCGAACTGACCATTAGTAGTATAAGAAATGGATCCAGAACCATCCCAAAGAGGAGTACTGGTAACATCATAAACAAAACGATTTGGTGTAACATAATTGATAGTCTTAGTTCCTTGTAGAGGATCAGTTACAAGTTTAAAGTATGATCCTCCAGAGTTTACTACATTCTTATTATCAAAGTAATAGAAGTTTGTAAAATCTGTTCCAGTTTTTGTTTGATATGTATTAGTAGTAAGTCTAGAACCAAATCCAAACTTAACATCTGTAAATGCACCAGCATTACCAGGTAATATAGTTGATTCAATTTTCTCTACTGTAATTAAATTGTAATTACTACTTGGACTAATATCAAAGTAAGTCCCAGTGAGACTAGAATGAGACGTATCAAACTTATACTTGTAAAATTCTTGTAGATCTATGTTAGGGTTAGGTACAAATGTACTATTATCTTCTGAGAATTCAAATTTGTATACTACATCTTCAGCAGATCTAACAGCAACCAATCTTTGTGGTGTGCTAGTATCAAAGAAACTAGAACTCAATACAACTTTATTTGCATTAGTGTTTAATGTTGCATAATCATATACAACAACTATCTTATGTGTTATAGGATCATAGGATTGTATGTAACCTGATAGTGAACCACTAAAGATCTGGTAATTATTTGTAAAGTTATATTGAGCATTGTAAAGAGATACTTCCTGTCCATCAAAATGATCTACATCTGTAGTTCCCTCTTGTCCTCTAGTTACAGAAAGATCGTTTCCATTAATACCAGCAATCTTTAAAACTTCTTGACCTATTTGTATAAAGTCATCTGTTGCAAATCCTTGTGCGTTATCTACAGTAACTTTTGTTGCACCAACAGCAACACCTACATGACCAACATAGATTGTAAACCTTGATGTTGATTGTGATGCACCAGATCTTACTAGATCCTCATCTGCAACTCCAAGATAATCTCCTCTTGCATATCCTACACCAGCATCTTGTATCTGTATACCAGAAACTACCCCTGCAGAAGATACAGTAAAGGTAGCAGTTGCTCCAGATCCCGATCCACCAGTAAGAGCAATGCTAGTGTAAGTGCCAGCTGTGTAATCAGCACCACCATTAAGGATTTCATATCTTCCTATTCCTGTAAAATTAATATTGGTCTTTGCATTAGGAGGTATTAGAACTGCCTCTTGATATAATCTCTTTCTAATGTAGTATGTTTTTGTTTTAGTTGCATCATCAGGGTTGATGTCAATAGTTACATTGTCTCCAATTCCCAATCCATGATTGGATGTGGTTTCTATTAGTGCTACACTTTGATTTACTTCAAATGGTTCTAATCCATCACTCAATGATGTGAGTGTTACTATTCTAGTTCCAGATGTATTGAACAAATCATTAGACTGTATGAAATATGTGTTATCAGTAGTCCATGTACCTGTCAAAACCTTGATCTGGACTACGTTTTGGGCAGACGTTCCTTCTAATACTTCGGCAGTAGCAATAGGAGCATTTACACCATCAGTCAAACTTAATATTGCACCTTTAGTGTAAGAACTTCTTTGATCTAATAAAATATCAAATGTCTTAATAGCAGCAGAGAATGTACCAGTATTATTGAATGTACCAGTTACATTTTTCAATACAATTGTACTATCATTCTTAACTGTTCCAACAATAGTTCCAGATGCACCAGACGTCGGTTGTGATAACGTATCATCTGCAAATAAGTATGCACTTTGAATGATTGTTAGTTTAACAACCTTGTTTTCTTTTGATTGTAAGTAAGATACATCTTTACCTTTTACAGAACTAACGATTGCTTCTGCTTCTGAACCTTGTGTTCCTGTATTGTCAAAATATAACTGCGAGTTGATAGAGAAGTTAGCAGATGTATCTAATACACTAACACTCTCAACATTACCTTGTTTTACTTCTTCTATTTGTGCAATAAAACCATCACCATTACGTGGCATTCCTGCTTGGTAAAAACGTCTTGCTTTTTTAGGAATGTCGTTCTGGTTAATATCAGAATTGTAATTACTATCTACAGGAAGAGAATAAAAATTCTCTCCTATAATGTATGGATACTGCGGTACTTGATTGCTATCAATAGTAATGAAATAAGCATAAGTTCCTTGCGGAAATTCTGGGGTGGTGCAAAATCTTCCATTGTTTTCATCTAGTGTGCCACTTTTGTGGGTATAGGTATAGTCATTGACAAAAGTTCCGATAGGATAGGTTGTCAAGTCAGGTCCTTCAGAACGATTTCCATTAATAGAATAACTAGATGTCATTCTAGTAATAGATGACGTAGAATCTAAAGGATCTTGATAACCAAACGCACCATAGATTGGATTACCATCATAAGCAAAACCAATAATAGGTGAGTGTGATTTAGATGCTGGTTCTGTTCCAGCACTGTTTAGGTTATCACTAAGAGAAACACGAAGTGCTTTCGGGTTTGCAGCATAACCATAACCATACTCCAATACGTTATTGCTGTTTCCAAATACATAACCATTCTCTGTGTCTAATTTAGTTTCTAATTTTTTATATCTATTAAAATTCCATTCTTTAAGAAGAGGTATACCAGTTGCACCACTGCCCACTGGAACTATTTCAACTATTACAGTATTTTGATTATAGAAGTTACCCTCTGCAATCTTATTAAATCCAGTAATCTGTCCATCAGTATTAACAACTGCTTCAAACTCAGCAAACCTACCTCTACCAGCATTATCTCTAATTACAACTTGTGGAGGTGAAGAATAGAACTCACCAGCATTATCAAGTATAAGACTTGTGACCTTACCACCAGTTACTACAGCACGAACAGCAGCATTTCTACCAGATGTAATTAATACGTCTGGAGTTCTAGGAAATACATCAGTAGTATCCACACTTATGCTTTCTACAACTTGTCCTGCTAATATTGCTCTTGCTTTATTAGGTACTTGATCAATCAATACAAATGGTGGTCTTACATATCCAGTTCCACGAAGATCAACCTTGATTTGTTCTAACTTACCATATCTAATACTTTCTGCATCTTTATAACCATAAAAAGGAACACCATTTAATCCAATACCAATATCTCTCTTAGGTGTAGGATATGTTTCTGTAGTTCTAGTTGCTTGTTTTCTAATAATACGAAGAAGTTTCTGATCCAATACTGTTTGTGTCACAGTAGAACCATCTAAAATTTTATGTGATGGGAAACTAGAACTAGCAATATAATAATACTGATCATCTGCAAGTATAGCAGATACATTTGTTGGTACTTGATCTAATGATGTAGCAACTGCAGATAATGTAGGAACATTAACTGCTGCACCAGTTCCTAATATCCATCTAGTCTGATTTGTTCCTACGTTTACAATCTTAGAATCAGAAGTCTCAAAACCAGGATTAGATACTTGTATCTTATCTCCTACAAAAGAGTATGGTTGTGGATCTGATGGTTGTAAATTATAAACAATACCCATCGTCAACAACGTGACACCAGATCCTGCTATTGTAACAGGTTTGTATACTGGTGTACCAACATCGTGCTGCACAGCAGTCTGTGCTAATCTATTGTCAATAATAAATTGACCTACAGTCTTTTCACTAAATGTAATTGTCTCATCACCAATCAATACTGATCCTGTATTATCCCAACCAGTAGTAGAGAATACATCAATCCTATCTCCTTTAGACTTAGTGCCTATTAGCACTTTCTCAAGTTGAGTCTTAGTTGAGACACCAAATGTACCATTAACTGTCTCTGGTGCTAAAACTATATTATAGATTACCTCATCATCTCTAGTTCCATCTGCATATACATTGTCTACAACAGCATCTGCATAGTCATACTCTTCTGTATCAGATTGAACTATTTTCTTTCCTACTAAACTTTTTACATCACCAGATATAACTTTACACTTAAGTGCATATACGTTTATCCAATCTGCATTAGATGCTTTATATGTAAAATCTCTTGGTTTGTATACCTCAGGTTTTACAATTTTTCTTGGTCTTGTATTAGCAACCAACTCCATGTAACCTTCATCACCATCAAGACCTGACATGTAACGATGATAAGCACAATAATAGTAAATCTTATTAGACTCATCAACATTCATCATGAATTCTGGTTGGAATTCATTATCGTAGTTTGTCTTGACACCAAGAACAGGTTTGCTGTTGTAATATTGTTGACCACCAAGTAATGTACCTTCTCTAGTGGTACTAAACTTCATAGGATGACCATCTGGATGGATAGGCATCGGTAAGTTAGAAGGGTCAGATTGATTCCATATAATTTGCCAGTTTTGGAAGATCCTTATTCCTTCTGGTGCAAAATAATATTTGCCATATTCAAAATCTCCAAATAACTGTGGCAATTTACCAAAGTTGATGTAGAAAATACCATTAGGGAATGTATATACTGTACTAGCAGTAAATGTTGATCCTGTAGTGCCAGTAACACTATCTCCAAGAGAGAAGGTGCTGGATACTTGTCTTAAATATACTCTTGTAATTACGTTCTGATCATTTCTAACAATCTTAGCAATCTCTCCACTAGCAGTAGTGGTTTTGATTCTATCACCAACTAAAAATTGACCATTTGGACTTGTAACATCTATGGCAATATTATCAAACTCAGATTTTATAAACCACTCAAACTGTGCTAAGTTAGTACGATCAAGAGGATCAAAGTCCTTATCAATAATACTATTGAAAACAAACTTAATAGAACTATCAGTTCCTTTCGCTTTATAGAAATTCTGTATGTTCTTTATTAAGGTTCTTTTATCAACACTACCTCTAAGATATTTCTCAGGGAATGAACCTAGATATTGTTTCTCAAAATTCTTTACTAATGCATAAAGAAAAAGATTACTAATATTGTAAACTGTTTGACCAGCAGCATGTGCTGTAGCAGTTGTACTTACAAAATTACTTTTACTGTATAGATCACCAATTTTTGTATTACCACTAACACCTCTAGAACATCCACTTAAGGTTGTATCAGTTCTAGTTGCGTAAAATATTATCTCATCATCTATTCTAATATATCCGTCTTTTTCTGGAAAACTTCTTGCATCTTGTAGTACAATTGTGTCGCTACTATTAGTGATACTAACATCCAAAGTATCGTGTTGTCTAAGTAAGTTCTTTTCATAGTAATCAATGTCTGCATATTTTTGAATATTATTAATAATGTCTAGAGTACCACCCTGTACCTCCTGTGCTTCATAATACTTCGTTACAAACTTACTAAAAAGTTCGTATTCTGTACTAATGAACTCAGGAAGCTGTGTCTCTATCAGAGTAGATATTCTCTTTGTTTTTACAGCAACCATTTACTTACTCTTTATATGCAGTGAAGGATGAATTAGGAACGTCAACGTCAAGGTATACCTCACGCATTGCCTTAATGTCGTTTGATAGTGGTTTTACTCTTAGTGAAATACGATTATCAAAGAAACTACCTTTAATAATTGTCAAAGCATACATCTTCAACTCACCTTTTACATAATCTATGTCGCCAATATCACTGTCTAGAACAACTTTCTCACCAGTTACGCTATCTAGTCTATATAGGACAATTTTCTTATTTCTATCTTCAACATAGACATCAAAATTAGGATACTCTGTTACTCTAAAACCAGTAGATGATAAGACTGGATCGTCACAGTCTTCATCAAAGGCATTCTGGAAACATACCTCATAATAGAAGGTAGAATTTAACTGAGGATAGAAGTCTTTTCTCATCATGAGACTAGTGAGATTAGAATTGATACTAACATCAGCATCATCTATAACACCCACAAACTTACTATACCTAAACTTACCATTAAATTTCTCAGTATCACTTTCATTAATATAACCTTGTATAGAAGTGATTACGCTATCTCTAATATTAGAAGGAGTCTGATCTGTCATACCTCCGTTATAATAGATCTTACTTGTCATTTCAACAAATAGAATAGAAGGATCTACTATCTGTGGTTCTACAGATGCAACAACATATTTTTTAAGATCAGCAATGATCTGTGATTTAGTCAACGATGTAAGGTAACTAGCATCAGTTGGTTTCAATACAATGAATACTTTTCCATATTCTGGTGGTTCTTGATCCTCTCCACCAAATATGATAATATCACTTGTTGCTGGATATACTTTTCTTACAATTGTTTCGTAGTCGTTAGCGGTCACTGCACGGTCTTGTGTGCCATATGCTTTTGGAGCAGTGTATTTTATCTTAGCAGTTGTTTCTATCTCTTCACCGCCCGATGCAGCAACGCTTGATACAATTGTTGTTGTAAACGCATTAGGAGAAACTCCAAATTCGTTTTCTATCACACCAGAAAATACAAATGCCTTAACACCATTACTTACAGGACCTGATGTTGTTACATATGATACATCAATACGTGCATTGTTCTCTAGTTTCTTACCTAGAACACCATCACCCATTAAAATTTCATACCTACCGTCCTCAATTTCATCTAAGAAGAAGACTTTTGATGCACCATCAACTCCTAATATGTTATCAGCAAGTAAATATGGTTCATTAAAAGATCCACCAGTAGGATATACAGTGACTGAGACTGTATTAGTATCAATGTTAGGGTTATCTAATATAAATCTTTGACTCTTAGATGCAGTGTTTATTACAAATTCGTTTGTTAATAGTGTTCCTTCTCTAATTGGTACGTTACTAAATGTTGCAACACCATTTATTACTTGTGCCTTTACATCACTTGTAACAATATAATTGTAAATGACATTATCATAGTTACTAATAAATCCTGTTCCTTGTTTTAAATTTAATTCTTTATCAGTTGTTGCATTAGTATAGGTAACAGTAAATGAAATATATGCTGTAGGAGATGTTGCACTCTTTGGTCTATATCCTAATTGCTTTGCTAGTGCTACTACGTTGTCTCTTAGCGTTGCTGAATCAAGGAACAGTTCATTGACTACCATGTTCGTATTGAACGCTGTATAGTAGGTATTATAAGCAAGAGTGTCTATCAGAGTTGCTAGTGCAGACCCTTCAAAATCATAATCAGTAAAATCATTCTGACTCCTCAAATATTCTTTGAGTTGAGTTTTGATATTATCAAAATCTAAATTGGCAACCTGAGTATAAGGCATTATCGTGTACGCTCTAGAAATATATCTATCCCAACTGCTCTGTCTTCTCTACCTAAGATCATATACTCTAATTGCACTTCATATCCATTCTCGTCAGTTCGTGGATAGCAGTTAAGTCCTTGAATTGATATTCTAGGTTCGTACCTATTGAGAGTTTCTTTAATTTCTTTTTTAATTAATCCAGCAGTACCATAATCTAATGGTTCAAACAATAGATCCTGTAGACCACTTCCTATTTCTGGTTGGAATGGTCTTTCACCTCTTCTAGTAAGTAATAATCCTTTTATTGATTGTGCAACAGCAGCCTTATCCTTCACTGTTACCAAATCGTTAGTAACAGGATGTTTTTTGAATGTAATACTCAAATCTTTGAAGGTTGAGACTTCTGGCATTTAAAGACAGCATGGGCTGCTTTTATTTATCCATCTTTTCTGAACTTAGTGCACTCGTCAAGGAATTCCTTCTTTCTCTTCATCTCAAACAATTCTCTTTCGTCATTCTTTTCAATTTTGTCTATCCATTCTTGTGCATCGTACTCAGAGATGAGTTTCTTCCCACTTTTTATAAATTCCTCAGATTTGTCTACTTTAATTACCATTTGTTTTCTCCTTTGGTGTTTCCCAGAAATAATCATCGGTATCTCCTAACCGTCCCCACTCAGTCCCATTCTCGACTTGGTACTCTATGGTAGAAACCTTAAAGTCTGGTGTCTTCGGTTCTTGAGGGGTGATAGAGAGGTCATACAAACGCATTCTATTATTAGGATACAATGCATACTGTCCATTCTCTAGTTGGATACAATTATGACTCTTATGCTCTTGTGGCACTTCACTTACATTATTATCTATCACATCAGGGTTCGCATGGTAGTTATCAAGAGTAAAGATATACTGACCTTTCATCAGACCATGGTCTCTTGTCCGTATCTCCGCATCCATAGAAGATACGAAACCTTTATTGATTGCCATCACACCATAGTCCATACAATTCCAAAATTGCAGATTCTCTAGACTCATATCGGGCGTCGGCGTTTTCGGTGCTCGGAGAAAGGCACTTATAGGAAGTTTATCATACATCGCCCCATACTCAGGTAAGTAAGTCTCAAAATAAAAAGCACGACCAGGTATACTCTTACAAGCAACCCAGACGCCCTCGACAAACTCACCAAATCCACTTTGATGGTCAGTTAAATATTCTTTTCGTACCCACACCTTCTCAGAAGGCAAATTACAAATCAAATTCATTTGTGATGAAATACCTCAACGTATGCTTGACATTTTGGACAAGTGAAGTTAGACCA